TGATGCTGGAGTGAAGGGAGGCTTTGAAGGGTTTTTTAACTTCATGTGGAGCTCTATACATTCAGCTATCATGCAAGTATGCTTGGATGCAACAGGACTTCAAGGTGAATTATTAACATACTCTGATGACGGACTTCTTTACTTTATCGTACCTGATTATGTGAGTAAGGATAAAGTCAGAACCTTGATAAATAAGATAGCTGATATTTACTCCAGATTGGGACTTCAATTTAACATTAAGAAGACAATTATAGCATATAATTTGTGGGAATATCTAGGTGATGTCTGCTACCAATCATCTCTTATACCTATGTGGACTAAAGAGTTATCAGGACTTGGTCGTTCTATATCAGGAGAAGGACTTACAACAGTTTCAACAAGGTTAGACTCAGTTGTTGGTCAGTCACAGGGCTTATGCAATTCTGGGATGAATCCTCTGACATCTTATATGATCATGCATATGAGAGCACATGAACTCTTACTAAGACTTGATAGCAAATTATCCCCTGAATTAGTCGAATTGCTATTAGTCTTACCACGCACCTGTGGTGGATTTCGAATCCCATGCTTAGAAGAGATGACTTCAGTAACTTCAGTCCCTGCTGATGAACAGTTCCTCTCTGATGTCGAGTACCTCTCAAAAGCTTTTCCTAGGATTCCGTCAGTGATACACACATTGGTCTCGACTAGGAGTAAGGGTCTGATTGAATCTCTATCATCACTAATAAATGGTCACATAATCTCATTATCTCTCCCTGACACATCTGGGACAGTAGTTGTTGATAAAATAATAAAACTTATTAATGATTCAGACAGTACCGTATTAGCAATATCAGTTAATCCACTATGCAGAAAGTTTAGGCAGTTCTTGCTTGAGCAGTTGAGAGAGTGCAGTGACTTTAGTATGAAATCAATAAAATCATTACTTGAAAATCTACCTGCAATGAGATCATATCAAGAATCAAGATCTCTTGTACAATCAAGAAGTTGCTTAAGGATTATTTCGAAAGGTACGGTCAAAAAACTACAGTCAGAAGATACTCGTAATTGTAAAGATAGCATAGGGTTGATTAAGGATATATATCTAAAGGACACAGGTGATCGGAAGAGGAATTTACGTGATTACATAACAACAAAGTTGTACTCAAATCTGTTAATAAGACCTTCTCAGCCATCATTCAGGTCATTAATCAGATTTACACCAGTTGATAGCCCTTCAATATCAGTAAGGATTGATGCCAATTATGATGAGACGAATATAAGACACATTTATTCTGAGCCTATAGTAAGGATGTCTACTGGATACAACTCTGCAGTTTGGCGTAGTGAAGGGTCAGCATCACTTGATAAAAGAAACTTAAGGGATTATTACAGAACTGTAGCTCAAGTATGTGCCAGAGATTATGAAATGATAACCCTCGTTAAGAGCATATCATCTTATTTTGGGATAGATGTACCATCAATACCTCAAGGACTTATTAAGGACTTCAACCGAAAATCTGTCAGTGGTAGAAGATCAGCTGATGCTAGGTTGATTGTACCTAAATATCTTGAATCAGGGAGTAAAAGTATAACTGATAGAAACCTAAGATCTTATATAACTAACACATCTGGAAGGTTGAAGGATTATACAACATACGATACATTGTCACGATCACATGCTTCATGCCTATATCTCCTAGATAATACTACAAATAAGGCTAATGATGTGAGAATATACAAGTTCAGGGTTGATATGAAATATGCGGAGAAGGCATTTATAATGAGAAAGACTACTATATTATCTCCAGAGAACATTAAGATCTTTCCTATTCAAAATGATAGTCTTATAGACAGGGATACAAGTATAGCTATAAAGAATTCATTCATTGAAGAGACAGATTACTACAGATTCATATCACAATTTGATGAGTCTAATTATGCCAGCTTCCAATCTGATCAGGTAGCTATGGATATAATCTTAAAGATAAAAGAAGAAGAACTTGCTAGGTGGATGAGGAATATAACAAAGACAAAGTTCTCAGGTCTACTTCCAGCAGGTCTTATGCCAGTCTCATTTATACATAAGATAGGATTGATGAAAAGAGCAATATACCTTTCTATACATAATAGCTTAGATGCAGTTAACAAAAAGCAGGTCTCAAGCCTTTCTTTCAAGATAGTTAAAAATAAGATTAATATCATTGATGAGACTAATATGATTAACAAAGATGTAGGAAGTGTAATCGGAGATATTAATGGATTGCTTGACATTGATTATGGAGAATTCACGCTAAATACTGATGAAGGGTGGACAAGGAATGAAAAGAAGATTAAGAGCAAGGTTAAGTTAACTGATGCTAGTTTATCATCAGGCCTTGATAGAGAAAGTGGTGTTGGAGATTATGAGAAAAGTTTAAAGGATGATGTTCATGTTCTCAAACTGTCTGAAAAAGAAATCTCATTAATAACTCTATGTTCTAATATATACTCTGATCTTATCCAGTCAATTATACAGTTAGATAATCCTATTTTTCAATCAATACCTATTCTGTCACAGAAGTTCAATTATTCTGATTTCCTTATGTATGTGAATGAGCGAGTATCTGGTAGGAACCTGATATATCTTCCAAGGAATGAAGTATGTGTAATAAAATCACCATCAACGAAGCCAGGAGTAATCACAAGATCTCATCAGATAACATTAAGAGAGATGTTTACAAATACTCTTACAGTGATAACAGATGAATTCGCAAAAAGTAGCTGGAATAATATCGATACTCTTAATAATATAAACATGAAGAGTGATGTAGTCCGTGAAAATGAAAATACTAAGAAGAGATTTGACGGAAAAGTTGATGATATATGGACATGGGCTGTAATTACTAGAGAGCTGTTGAGAGAATCGGAACACAGATTTGCTGAAAAACCATATAATACTACATCAGCTGTTATTGAATATTTCAAGTACATGATGTGTTACAGGAAGTGCATATTTAGTATCCAGAGGTATCTAGATTCGAAGCAGATCTTGAAAGCTAATTATTCTATGAAGACTAAGGAGGATAGAGATCATAAGAATGATATTTTAGTTGAAATACATAACAAAATAGATCAGGTAATGAGTAGCTATACACTTCCAGAAAATCTAAAAGAAGTAGTTATAAGGCATTCATCTCTTACAAAAAGTAGCACAGATCACTTTAGACTACTGAACTCAGTTGTGAACAAAGCATATTACAGACGTCTAAAGCAGGATATAATAGGAACAATAACCCTTGATAAAGATGGAGTATCACAACGGTTAGGTACCTTTATCAGATCCTCATTGAGTAGCGACTTTAGAATTTCTTCTATAGCAACATTTTTAGGTCATTCATATAACATGCTCCTTTCTGGAATTACACAGAGAATAAAAACACTACCTGCTGATGTAATCACTCAGATAGATGATTCTTTTGACTACACAATATGCAAGGCCATCATACCTGATAAGTCCTTATCATCAGTAGCAATGGGAAAAGGTTCATTAGAGGATGATTCATATATTTTAAATAATAATGATGTAACTAAGGTACTGTCGATGATGATATCCAGTCACTCAGAAAGATATGGATACTCAGGCTTTAATTCAGAATCTAATGCAATTAATAAATGTTTAGGAATATCTAATATATGCAATGATGAGGAATGTAAACTCTCCTTAATCACGAGAAGTGATCTCTTTCAGAAAGGAATCGTAGATCAATCTGATGGTCAAGAGTTGTATGTACTCGTAACAAATTCATTCTCATTAGAAGAGAGTTTCAACACATTTATATATATGAACACATTCAGAGAATCATCTGTGATATCACTAAGAATGCGAGATCATAAGTCAGGGAATGAAATGTTCACAGTAATATCTATTATACCAACGCGTGTTATAAACTTTGAGATAACTTTTAACTTAAATGCTCTCACATCCAAAGAAGTTATTGATCTTTCAAAGAGCACCTATTCTACAAAAAGATATAAGGAAGTGGAATCAATTTACATAACTATGAGCCCTTCAGATGCAGTCACATTACTAAGGAATGAATATTCTATAAAGTACTCACATTTAAATGAGAAATCTGTAAGAACAAGTTATGGAATTTTTTCATTTAGAAATGTTACAGGAAATGTAAATTATATAAATAGAAGTTCTGAGATGCTGCAGGCAAGTTACGAGCTATTCAAAAGGTCTCCTACTAATAAGAATCTTATGACTGCTTATGTCTACTTTGTCATATCGTCAAAACATAAGTTTACTAAGAATATCACAAGAGTTATTCTCTATGACATGGTAAAACAGGAGTCAATATACAAGGAGTTTAAGTCAAATAGAATTCCTAGAGGATTATATGAAAGTAAGATACAGGAGCTTTATAAATCAAGGATCAGTACAATTGATCAGGATGGTTCTGTAATCGATATTTCAGATACTTACATATCTTATGAGAAAGCACTTGATCAGTTGAGTTTCATGAGGACTTGGTTTAATTCTATAAATTTAGTGCCATCTGAGGAAGTTAACATAACGATTGTGAGCAACATAGTAAATGGGAAGATATACTTTAGCAATAATGAAGATGTAGGAAATGTTATACCACTGGGAAATCCACAATCTGTGGATGCTGTACTCAAAAGCTTCTCTGATGGTGATCATAACCATTCTATTGCATATAATATGTTCTATAAAGATAGAGTGGAGAGGATCGAACTCAAACCTTGGTTCCATGATGAAGATGACGATGAGGTTAGTAACCTATCACTAGAAGACGACATAGATGACAGTTGGATGTAAAAGTAAAATTGAACAATATTTGAT